ACAGCCAGATCATTTAAAATATAAAGGCGAACATTTAGTTCCTGTATTAGTCAACGCAATAAAAGAATTGACAAAAAGAATAAAAGATTTAGAAGATAAAGAATAAACGAAAGGAATATAATGTTAAATACTTATGTCGTAGAAGGTGGCGTTGGTAAATGTACTGCATTTACTGCTTTACTACCAAAATTAAAAAAGAAATCAGAGGTGCAGATATACACACCTTATATAGATTGCTTTGCAGGTAATCCAGATGTTAAACTGGCATTGGAACAAACCATACCTTTGCAAGATCCAAGAATCATGGAGTCTGATAATATATATTATTCAGAACCTTACAAATCAAATTTTCAATTTGGTAAACAACATATAATTGAAAGTTATTGTGAGCATCATGGTGTTAAATATGATAAATCAATGACACCTAAATTATATACAGATAATCATAAAGCAGCTGTTACTAAATGGTTAGGTGATAATAATATTGGTAAATACATTATGATTCAATTTAGTGGTGGTCAATCTAATTGGAATTATGGAAGCAACGTTCAATACCAAAATATAAATCCAAATAGAAACTATCAACCATTTCTTGCTCAACAATTAGTTAATATGTTGTTGGAAGAATATAAAGATACAACTATTGTAAATTGTGTTTTACCTAATGAACCACATTATCAAGGCACAATTAGATGTGATCTACACTGGGCCCTGATTCATGAAATGTTAAAAGGAGCTGAAGGGTTTATTAGTATTGATAGTTGTCTTCAACACTTCTCAGCATCAGCAGAAAAACATGGAGTGGTTATATGGGGGTCAACTAGATGGACGCAGTTTGGTTATTCTCACAATAAAAATCTACATTTTCACATGGAAAAAGAATGGGATGAGTCTAGATTTATTGATAGTGATCCAAGAAATAATATGGTAGAACCTAAATTAATTATTGATAATTTTAAAAAATTAGATAAGACCAAAACTGTTGCATGTGCAACAAAATAAGGAGAAAACAATATGAGTGAAGTAAGAAACGCTGAACAATTGGCACAAGACTATACAGCTATGGGTCATTCTGTAGATTTAATCAATGCTATAATTGATGGATCTCAAATGGCAGATGAGTCAGCTGAAGATAGACAAAGTACAGTTGACAGAAATGTTGAGCACTTAGAACTGATGGTCGCTAAAGACGATTGGGGAGATGAAGACATGACTGCCGCTAACTCAGCTATCACTGCAGGCAAAGCATACACAGCTAGCTAGGAGTCTAGGTAATGGCTTTTGGTTTAACAGCATTTGCAGAAGCACCTTTTGCATCATTAGGTGGAAATACAGCAGCTGTAGTAACCGGCATAGCCTTATCTTCTAACTTAGGTACCACTGCTCAAGTAGGTGCAGCTAATGTTTCGTTAACAGGTCAACTAATAGCTTCTAATCTTGGAACAGCTATTGGTAGAGCTGGTGCTAATGTTACTGTAACTGGAGATCTTTTAAATTCTAATTTAGGAACTGTTGATCCATCACCGGATGCAACAGTAACTGGACTTGGAATGACTGCTGCTTTAGCAGTTGGAACCGTTGTTGTTGGAACTGCAAATGTTCCTGTAACCGGTCAATTAGCAACTTTAACATCAAACTCTGCTACAGTTACAGCAGATGCAAATGTTCCTGTAACCGGACAACTGTTAACGAGTACTTTAGGTATAGCAGGAATTAGATGGGCAATAGTACCTACAGGGGACGATACTACTTGGACACCTGTTTCTGAAGGTTCAAGCAGTACGTGGACTGAAGTAAATCAAGGGTCATCTTCTACATGGAAAGAAGTAGCTTGATTTAAAATATAAATGTAACTATAATATAAAATATGGCAAATACTACGACAGCTAGTTTAAAACTTACAGTTCAAGCGACAGGAGATAATTCTGGAACATGGGGTCAGATAACTAATACAAACTTACAAATTTTAGAACAAGCTATAGGTGGTTATGACACTGTTAGTGCCGCATCTGGTGCTACTTTATCTTTTACTAATGGAACTTTATCTAATGGTAAAAACCAAGTATTAAAATTAACAGGGACTATATCAGGAAACGTTAACGTAGTTATTCCTGACTCTATTGAAAAAACTTATATTGTAGAAAATGCAACAAGTGGAGCACACACCGTAACTTTTAAAACAAGTTCTGGAACAGGTGTTACTTGGTCTACAACAGATAAAGGTAAAAAAATTTTATATTCTGATGGAACTAATATTTTAGAAGGTGTTACCTCAGTAGGAAACTTAACTACAGGAACAATTACTGCTATTGGAGCTGTAACTGTTACAGGTCATATCTTACCTGGTGCAAATGATACTTATGATTTAGGAGCTTCTAATAATGTTTTTAGAGACATATATACAGGTGACTTACATTTGACTAATAGATTTAAAGAAAAAGGTAATGTAGTTGATGGAACTAAAGGCCACTGGACTTTACAAGAAGGTGAAAACGATATATTTATGATAAACAATATATCTGGAGACAAATTTAAAATTAAACTAGATAAGGTTAAAGAGGACTAATAATGGCATTATATTCAGGTGGAACAGAAATGATCAATGCAGGAACTCTTCTAGTAGGAGGAATTCCAACAGCAACTATTGTACCTTGGTCAAAGTCTTCAGTTCCTTCAGGTTTTTTAGAATGTAATGGAGCAGCTGTTTCAAGATCAACTTATTCAGATTTATTTTCAGCCATAGGCACAACTTATGGTGCAGGTGACGGCTCATCTACTTTTACTTTACCAGATCTACAAGATAATGTAGCAATTGGAAAATCAGGAACCAAAGCTTTAGCTTCTACAGGTGGTGCTAATACAGTTGCAAGCTCTGGAAGTGTTTCTGGTACCGTGGGTGATACAGCTTTGACAGTAGCTCAACTTCCAGCTCACACACACAACCCTGTTACTATTACTAGCAACGTACCAGGTAGTGATAATCCTACAGGTTCTAATGGACTTGAAACAACCACAGTAACTCCAGGTAGCAATATGACTGGAACCACTGCAAGCACAGGATCAGGGGATACACATACTCATAGTTTTTCTGGAAGTTTTTCTGGAAGTGCAACTTCAGTTGTTCAACCTTATCTAGCATTAATTTATATTATCAAAACTTAAAAATATAAGTTTTATTATCTATACTGGCTTTTCTTTTCATTATATTGCTCCTTTCATTATTAATAAAATTATTATATATTTTACTACATGCTACAAAAATTAAATTTTAAGCCTGGTTTCAATAAACAAGTTACAGAGTCGGGAGCAGAGTCTCAATGGGTAGATGGAGACTTTGTTAGATTTAGATATGGTCTTCCTGAAAAAATAGGTGGCTGGTCACAAATTACATCAAATACTTTACCTGGTGCAGCTAGAGCACAGCATGCTTTTTCTAGTTTAGCAGGAGAAAAATACGCAGCTATAGGAACAAGCAAAGGTTTATTTTTATATTATGGAGGAAATTTTTTTGATATTACTCCTTTAGACACAGCTATAACAGGAGCAACTTTTACAGTAACATCTGGATCTGCTACAGTTACAGTTAATAAAACAGGTCATGGATTATCTAATGGTGAATATATAACTTTTTCAAGTGTGACTAGTCCTACTAATTCTGGTTATGCTACTACTTTATTTACAGATAATTCTTTTGAAGTTTTAAATTCACAAACAAATACTTTTCAAATAACAATGCCATCAAACTCTGCAGGAGCTAGTAGTGCTACTGGTGCTGCAACAATTAATCCATACATAACAGTTGGTCCATCTGTTCAAACTCCTGGTTATGGTTGGGGCACATCTACATGGGGAGCTAGTACTTGGAACACACCTAGAGCAACTACTAATGTAACACTAGATCCAGGTCTTTGGTCTTTAGATAATTTTGGTGAAGTTCTTATCGCAACTATACACAATGGTAAAACATTTACATGGAATGCAGGAGCAACTAATGCCAGAACAATTAGAGCTTCAACATCAACATCTGGTTTTTCTACGTCAGCTAATCCAACAGCAAGTAGATTTACTTTGGTATCTGATAGAGATAGACATGTATTTCATTTTGGAACAGAAACAACTATAGGTAACACAGCAACACAAGATCCTATGTTTATTAGATTTTCTGATCAAGAAAATCTAAACGAGTATACTCCAAAAGCAACAAATACTTCAGGTACTTTTAGACTAGATACAGGTAACGAGATTAGAGGAGCTGTTCAAGGTAAAGATTACACATTAGTTTTAACAGATAGTGCTGCTTATATTATACAGTTTGTAGGGGCACCTTTTACTTTTAGTATAAGACAAGTCGGTACTAACTGCGGATTAATTGGACAGAGCGCTTTGAGTTATTCTAACGGTAGTGTTTTTTGGATGTCTGGTGAAGGTGGATTTTTTGTTTATGATGGTACAGTTAAACTCCTTCCATGTCTTGTAGAAGATTTTGTATTTACAACAGGAGGAGATAATCTAGGTATTAATTATACTGCTGCAGGAATAACATATGCAGAACATAATAGTTTGTATAATGAGGTTAGTTGGTTTTATCCTAAAGCTGGATCTACACAAATAGATAGATGTGTTTCATATAATTATGGTGAGAATTGTTGGACAACCAGTTCTCTTGCAAGATCTACATATATGGATCAAGGGGTATTTGATTTACCTTATGCAACAGAATACAATAAAACAGGAACTCCTGTTTTTGATATACAAGGTATTACAAATACAGCAGGTGCTAGTACATACTATGAACACGAAAAAGGAACTGATCAAGTAAATACTTCAGGCACAACATCTATTAATGCATTTATTAGATCAGGTGATTTTGACATAACTGCAGGAGTAAATAGATCAGGAGCACCAACAGGAATTGTTAATTATAGAGGAGACGGTGAGTTTTTTATGTCTGTAAAAAGATTTATACCAGACTATCAGTTAATCTCTGGTAATTCTAAAATAACATTGTTTGTAAATGATTATCCAAATAATACATCTACTAGTTCATCTCTTGGACCCTTTACAGTTAGTGCTTCTACTGATAAAATAGACACACGTGCTAGAGGACGATTAGTTTCACTTAAAATAGAAAACGATGCTGTAGGTGAAACATGGCGTTACGGTACATTTAGACTTGATGCACAACCAGATGGACGTAGATAATGGCTAAAATAAGTGTATATATACCAGAGCCTCAAGAAGAGTATAGTTCTGAAAATCAAAGACAGATAATAGAATCTATTGATACTGTAAAGAATCAACTTAATTTTGCTTTTCAACAAGATTTAAAACAAGAACAAGATGTATTTAATTATTTTATGTCATGACAATACAATATAAAAACACCACATTTGATTTAACCACAACAAACTTAACAACAACATTAAGTATAGCTACGTCTGCAATAGCTATTGTAAAAACAGTGCAAGCTGTTCATGATACAGCCAGCAACGTAGACGTGCATTTAGTTTTAAAAAAAGTAGGTGGGTCAGATGTTAAGATTGCTTATGAAGAACTTAATAAAGAAACACAAAATATGTTAAAGGGCACTATAAATTTAGAAGGTGGAGATGTTTTAAAACTACAAGCAGGCACAGCAAACGAGATTACTGGACAAATAAGTTATCTTCTGGTAGATAGATCTCAAGAAAATGGATAAAGATATAGCAAAAATTAATTGTACAACTGTTGTAACATACAGAAATACAAAAACAGGTGAGGTCTTTAAAGACAAAAAAGAAGGAGAGGATATTGTACAAGATGTAACTGTGCAGGTTTCTCCAAAAGGTTTAGAGATTTTACAGAAAGTTATGAAAAAAGATAATGAACCAAAACCCTAAAGGGGGGACTGAGTTACAATTTGAATATTTAAAAAAACATGTTGATTCTAAACTTTTAGATCAAGTTCAAATATGTACATCTGTTCCAGAAAAGATACCTTTACATAAAGATAAAGTAAATATTCTTTGGCAAAAAAATTCTTGGGATCAACCTAACTTAAAACCGTGGTTTGAAAATAAATCAAACCATGACAAATATGATTGGTATGTGTTTAATTCTAATTGGAACTTTGAACAATTTACAAAACGATTTGATCTACCTACAGAAAAATGTTTGGTTATTAAAAATGGTGTAGATAATATTGAACCTATCTCAACTACACATAGAAAAAAAGATCCAATAAAAATAATACACCACTGCACTCCATGGAGAGGTTTATCTGTATTACTAGGAGCCATGCAGTTAGTTAAGAACCCATTAATTAGTTTGGATGTGTATTCTTCAACTGAGGTATATGGTAAATCTTTTTATGACCATAATGATCATTATTATCATGAGCTATATGATCAAGCAAAACAACTACCTAATGTTAACTATATCGGATACAAATCAAATGAATATATTAAAAAACATTTGAAAGACTACAGGTTGTTTGTTTATCCAAGTATATGGGAAGAAACTTTTTGTATATCTTTATTGGAAGCTATGTCTGCAGGTCTTTATTGTATAACAACAAATTTTGGTGCTCTTTATGAAACAGGTTCTGAGTTTCCAATGTATGTCCCTTACTCTAATGATTATAGAAGTTTAGCAAAAAAATTTGCAAAAAGTATTGATATTGCTGCACTATCTTTACACGAATCAAGCATCAAGGATCATTTAAAAATGCAAAAAAATTTTGTTAACAATTTTTACAACTGGAAAATAAAAGGTAAAAGCTGGACTAGATTTTTACAAGGAGCAATAGATGCAAAACAATAAACCTATCTGGTTCAATGAAGATACTTATCAAACAATAAATCACGATAAAGTAGAACCTGAAACAATAGAAATAAATCTAGATAGAAAACCAATAGCTAAGATAATGGTTTGTACCCCTTGTCATAGTGAAGTTTCAATGCACTACACCCAAGCTGTATTAAAGTTTCAAATGGAATGTATGAAACAAAATATATTAGTTAGTTTTAGTTTGTTAAAATCATCACTTGTTACACAAGGTAGAAACTTGTGTGTAGCAGAATTTATCAATCATGCTGATAATTACGATTACTTATTATTTATTGATTCAGATATAGATTTTGAATCTAAAACAATATTTAAAATGATAGGAGCTGACAAGGATGTCATTGCTTGTCCTTATCCAATGAAAATGATTGATACAGATAGAATGTGGGCAAAATTACATCAGACAGAGTTAGTAAAAACAAAAGATGATTTGTTAAAGGCGGGTTACTCTTTTCCATTAAAAATGGACAACAAAGATAGAATAAATATAAATCATGGTATTATAGAAGTTAGTCATGCTCCAACTGGATGCATGTTAATCAAAAGAGAAGTTATAGAAAAAATGATAAAACATCACCCAGAATTACAGATATATCAGCCAACTATAGTTAATGGCAAAGAAACAGCAAAGGAAAATTTTTATAATCTATTTGATACATTACATGATTTAAAAACCAAACGTTATTTTGGTGAGGACTTTGGTTTCTGTCAAAGATGGACAGATATGGGTGGTAAAGTTCATATTTATGTGCTAGATTATATAACCCATGTAGGGGAGCATCAATATTGTGGTAGATTCTATGATCAATTAGAAGCTTTAAAACGTATTGACGACGAAGAAAAAACCAAATAAAATAACGTAATGGCCATAACTAGATCACAACAAGCAAAACAGATGTTACAAGATGGAGGACGTATAGGATTCTTTAAAGGTGCACAAGCTGATACTAAATCAGGAAAAGCAATGTCACTAGGAACATCAGTGGCTGGAGGCCAAAGATCTGGAGGAGATAACGAAGCTGAAAGATTTGTAAGAAGACAAGTTCAAAATGAAGCTTTGAAAGGAACTGGTTTTTTAGGAAAAGATTTAGGAATGAATATTGGTGAACAAGACCGTTTAGCTAAGTTTGGAGATTTTATAAAAGGTGGTGGAATTATGGGAAATGTATTATCAAACTTGTTTTCTAAAGGCACCGGAACAATTAAATCATCTACAAATTTTATTGACGGAGGTGGAGGTAGTTCACAAATGCAAACCATACCTCTTTGGGCACAATTAGGTTTTAATAGTGAAGCAGAATATTTAGCATCACTGGCAACACAACAAAAAACAGAAGAAGACGAAGGTTTAAGATTAGCGTTTAGAGCAGATGGTGGTATGGCAGAAGAAGAAGATGATCCTGTAGGAGGAATCATGGACCTTGAATCAGGAAGACAGATGTATTTCTTAGGTAAGTTAGTTAAGAAAGCAACAAGAGCTGTTAAAAAGATTGCAAAGTCACCAATAGGTAAAGCAGCTTTATTATATGCAGGTGGAACTTATTTAGGAGGATTAAAAGCTTTTGGTGGAGCTGGTTTAGGATCTGGTACTTTTTTATCTAATTTAAAAAGCGGACAAGGTATTGCTAATTTAGGTAGTTTTTTTAAAGGTAAATTATTTGATAGTTCAACAACAAAACCAGGAACAGACAACAAAGGAATTTTAAGTAAAATATTTTCATCACCTACAGGGTTAATTACAGGAGCATCATTAGTAGCAGGAGCGTTAACATCGGAACAAGAAGAACAAGCACAACAATTAGCAGACAACACTGGTATAGATATAGAAGAAGCTAGAAACTCTATTTTACAAGCTGCAAAAGAAAATTATGCTATGGACGTTAGAGCAAGAGGTTTCAAAGCAGATGGTGGTTTAATGAGATTAGGTTATCAAGAAGGTGGTGATGCAGAACCTGTAGCTAAAAAGACTATGCCATTACTAGATATGGACGGTAAAGAAAAAGACTATAGAGAAACAGGTGGTTTTGTAGACATGGGTAGAATGGAGAGGGCTGATGATGTGCCTGCAAGGTTATCTAAAAATGAATTTGTATTTACAGCTGATGCTGTAAGAAAT